CGCGTTACCTCGCCAAAGATGGCCTACGCAAGGGACTTGTCTCGTTTAGAGTTAACGGGAAAGTCGTGGGCATGGGGTTTCGTTGGGGAAACAACTTGGTTACTGCTCGCCACGTGGCCACCGCGCTACGAGGCAACCCTTCCGCTAAGATGTGTACGGGAGAGAAGCAGACCCCGGTTGACCCCAACTGGGTGGTTTTGTACGATGGAAGAAGCTTGGACCTGGTTGTGTTCATGGTTCCTCCGTCCCTGTGGGCGGCCTTGGGCGTCCCCAAGTTGAGTATCCGACCTGTCCGTCGTCGTGACGTTGTCCGTGTTTACGGTCACAATCCGATGGGAGAGGCCGTGATGTCCTGTGGGGCCGTCCTTGACAAAGCTGATGACCCCCTCAGCTTCTCCCACAGCGCTTCCACCAATGCTGGCGATTCTGGCTCCCCGTTGTTTTGTGGCAACGAGGTTGTCGGGGTCCACGTGGGCGGCAACATCAAGAGTGGGAAGAACATTGCTGTGGCTTTGGTCACGCTGATCCCCTTCTCGCCTGAGTCGTCGGACTACGACCGAGATGAGTTGTTTCGTCTCGATACGGAGTTTCTCACCCACGAAGACCACCGGGCGATTCGCCACGCGCGAAAGCTGGATGAGTACGAGGAAGACTTGGATCGTGGAGATGACGCCTTTGACGGCCTCATCTCGTACGGAGGCCAGGTCTTCAACCGACGCTCGTTGGGACTCCCCCCTCCCCGCGAGGCGTACGTCTCGAAGAACACGCATTGGGACGACTTGGACGATTTGTCGGACGACGAGTTTGAGGACTCGCTTCGACGACTCGAGGCCCATGTCGAGCCCCTCCAGCAGGTGCCCGGGTTGGCTCATCCCGGGAACTCCGCCTCTACCACCACGAGGTCCGTAAGCAAAGCCACGCGCCACGTCACGGTCCCTCCTCGTGTGAGGGCAGCTCCGGAGTTGGAAGCTGCGTATCGTCTTGCTGAGCTCGAGGCGAAACGCAGAGCCATGGACTTAGAGATTGAGCGAGCTAGACAAGATGTCGTTGTCGCCGATTCGAAGCTGGATTTCGATCCGCCCCGGGAATCGCAGGCCCCGGGGGTCCACAAGTCCTGCCCGCTACCTTCCTCGAACTTGGACGCGTCCAGTGGAGTGAGCCCCAACCTGCCATCACCGGTGGCCTCGGCCTCACCCCCTGCGGACGGGGTTACGCAATCCAAGAAAAGGCGCCTAAGGCAAAAGGCGAAACTCGATGCCTTGACCGCGCGCGTGGGAGGCTCGGTTTAATCCCCTACCAGGTGGTGGAGGAGCTCAACGGCTACGTCTGGCCCGATCGCGGGGCCAAGGCTGAGTTCGCGAGCGTCCTCTACCAGGCTGGGCGGCACACTGAGGGTGCCGTTCCGCCTGTGGCGAACCGAGAAGAAGTTTTGACTCGAGTGCTGCAGGAATATCCCACGACGGATGTTCCCGCCGGCTTCCGAGGGACGGAATTGACCGTCACCCGGGAGCAGGTGTTGCGGACGCTCGACGAGGTTAGCTTCACCAGCAGCCCAGGACTCCCCTTGGCGAGTTTGTTCTCGTCGAAGGGAGAAGTTGTGGACAATCTAAGCGAAATGGTTGTCCAAGCCGTCCTGGAGAGGCTGAAGCTCTTAGCCGATTTTGATTGCTGCGAAGACGACCCGCAGGTCTTGGTTACGAAGGGGTTGGTGGATACGGTACGACTGTTTGTCAAGAACGAACCACACACCCTGGCCAAGGCCGAGGCGGAGCGTTGGCGCCTGATCGCCTCTGTGTCGATTGTCGACGAGGTGATTGAGCGCCTTCTCGCTGGAACTCAAAACTTGGCGGAGATTTCGCAATGGCAAACCTGCCCCTCCAAACCCGGTTTTGGCCTTAGCTTAGACCACCAAGCCCAGGCTCTCTACGATTCCGTGAAGCCCGAGCTCAGTGGTTTGAGCGAGGCCGATGTTTCCGGCTGGGATTGGGGGGTGCAACGCTGGATGTTCGACTTTGAGGCGGATTGCCGGATCGCGCTAGCGGGGGCTGAGCCTGATGGCCTGTTCGCACGGGTCCTGAAGGCCCGGCTCCATTGTTTGGCGCGATCGGTGTTTTCCCTCTCGGACGGACGTTTGTTCAAGCAAACTGTGCCCGGGGTTATGAAGTCGGGGTCTTACTTGACCTCTTCATCGAACTCCCGGATGCGCGTGAGCTTGGGCTACCTGCTCGGTGCCCGCTTTGTCATTGCGATGGGTGACGACTCCTTGGAGTCCACGACTGAAAGCGCTCAAGAGCGCTATGCCGAATATGGCATCAGCGTGAAGATGTACAAGGAGTGTGGCACGTCCTTTGAGTTTTGTTCCCATCGTTTCGTCGATGGGGTGGCGGTCCCGTTGAAC